GAAGGTATTTTATTACCTTCTCTAATTATGTTTCCGATACCTGTCTGTTCGACTATATCCCCTATCGTATCCGCCGAGAAGGCAGGATACGATAAGAGCATAGCACTAGTCAGAAGTATCTTTTTGGTTAATTGTAACTGTTGCATTATCAGAACTCAACTGTAGGTCAATCTTGCCAGGGCAGGTCTTGTTTCCACAAGAACCACTCTGCTGAATGATATCCATATTAATACTATCACCTGTATGCACAACTTTTAAGTCATGGTCAGATGCGTCTAACTGTTTAGTATCAATATTATTACTGTCACCAGTAATTTCCATTTCCCATTTAGCTTGGTCTGAATCTATGTCTATAAAGAACTCGTTTGAATCCCCAATCAGCGTTAAATCAAAATCCAAATAGTTTGCGCTGGCGGCGTATCCTTGGTCATAATCCCATTCGTTGCCGTCACCTGTAACTGCGATATTGATGTTTGTGTTATCTGCATCACCAGTATCGCCTATATTCCAATCAAAGATATTACTGTCACCAGTAAATACCATATTAACGGTAGCACTATCAAAAATTGCAGGCCCAAATAATTGGTTGCTATTCCCTAGCTGGTCAAGATTAAATGTAACACTTGTACCAGTCAAAATCATATCTGTAGCAACTGAACCATTTACTATAGTTCCACCAAATTTATTTCCGTAACCGACTTGGTCGATGGTCAGCGTAAGCGTATCCCCCGATTGTTGCAGAAATATTTCATTATCGTCATCAGCTAAAACGGGCATAACGAGCATAGTCAACAATAAACCTAATGATAATTTTAGATTATTCTTCATCTTCTTCGTTTCCCCCGATGGCATGTCTTTCGGTTGTGCCATCTATATTGTGAGGGTGTCTATGTTTACCGTCTATTGTCCAGTATTTTCTATCATGTCCTTGATAAATCATTTCTAGAACAGCGGCTTCTATAGCAGCCCTCGTTGCAAAAGTCACCGACTCATTCTCTGTCACCCCATCTTCTATTTCTACAAGTTGGGTATCCATATCCACAAACTTGAAAACATCAAATCCTTGAGATACACTTAGTACGGTCTTTTTGGTTTGGACGTTCATAAGAACCTCACCAGTCAATGTACTAACTGCTCTTAAGGAAACGATAATCGTGTCTCTACGATAAGCGACTGAGTGCCCCACGCCAAGCGTTCTCGCACCTCGGCCGCCCGTTTCCATGTTGGTATCATACCCTATAATTCCACCTTCGAGTATGATGCCAGCAAAAAGTAAAGGTTGGATTGTTGTTTTCTTTCCTTCCTCTTCAAATTGTTCCCTTGTACTTCTGACTATCTGTCTTTCACGTACAAGATTGTCTATTCCTTGTCTTTCAACAACACGGAACCATGTTCCACCACCTGCAGTTTTCAGTGCGTCTATCAACATCTCTGTAGCACCTTGACTAACTGCTGTACTAAATGTGGCAACTCCGTCTTGTCTTTTTCTCTGCCCTGTTAAATCTTTAAATCCATAAACCGCAACTACAGGCATAACATCAGCTGCTGGTAAATCTAACAACAATGCATATGCTGGGAGTTTAATTGCTTCAGGGTCTTCTATACACTCCCCAAATTCATTCATAATTAGGGTTGTACAACTGTCTTTCATTGAAGGCATACCTGCACAACTGGACAACAAGAGTCCAAACAACCCAACTAGAAACAAATTCTTCATTTAAAATCCCCCAGTACCAATAGGAATTTCAATAGTAGTCTCTGAACCATCTTGTCCTACAATGGTCATAACTATCCAGTCATCACATAATCCATCTGCGTCACAGATTTCTCTTCTTTCATAAGTTATGGTATTACCTTCTAAGGTAAATGTACCAAAGTTTGCACCTTCTTCGTTAGAGAACATATTTTCTACTAACTGTTTTGACAGCTGAGCATAGATACGTGATTCCAAATTTCTTATAAATTTGGCTAATACGGTATTATCCGCTTCTCGTTCTGCTTTCAAAAGAGCTGCTTTAATGTCCTCAGCTATTTTGTCTGTCCTAGACTTCTCTTGATTCTCAATAGTCAAATAATGTGCTGATGTTCCTATACCACTGAAGCTTGGGTTCTTAAACTTATGAACCAATTCATCTGCAGTAGCAGTTGGACTTACACCAAGTACCAAAATAACAAATATTCCTATTAATGTTATTAATTCTAATTTACTTTCTTTTACTTTTCTTTTCATCGTTTACCTCTTCAAGCGCTTCCTTTTCCTCTGCGTCCTGCAAGATTTCTTGGCGCTCACGATATTCTAAGACTACGTTCACCTTCTCTTGAAGACGAATCATGTCTTGATCTAGCATTCTTAATTGGTCTGTCAATTTGATAGACTGTGAAAACATTCTGCCCAATGCAGGTTTAACCTGCAAAGTTACGAACTTCCACACGTACCATATAAAGTACCCCATACCCATAGACATGACAACAGGAAACCCAAACTCAGCGATTAATTTTGAGAGTTCTTCCATAGTTAGTCTCGTCTAGCGTCTATAGTACCATCCTCTATAAAGTTCTCTGCTCGTGCTACACGGTCAACTGGTGGGGTTAGTTCTAATGCGGAACTAACAAGCAAGTCAATTTTTAATATATCATTGTTCATAACCCTTGCTCGAGTTTCTAACATTGATATAACATTCTCGGTACTTTCAATTTGACCTAGGACAGACTCCAAAATATATTTGAGAGTCAAATAGATGAAGAAGGCCATCACTACCGCTCCGAAGATTGGTACGCCCACTTCACTTAGAAATTGAAACATGTCCATGGAACTATTTATAGTTCAGGCATGTTTGATTTGGTAATATTACCCAAAGAAAAGGGGTGAAAGATTCACCCCTGTATCATTATTTTTTGCGAATTTGTTTGACAATTTCAGCTTTTGTTTTAGAAGGTGAAACAACAATATTGTTGTTTTCTGCAAATTCAACGAGTTCCTTTTTTGTGAACTTCATTAATTTCTGTGCAGAAGGCGCCTTAAAAGTAGTTTCTTCTTCGGCAGGTGCATTCAAACCTTCTAATATTCTGTACTTATCATTTAATACATAAAGTACAGGAGCTGCAATAATCAAAACTATCAACCACATATATGATTCCATGATATTCTCCATTATTTACTTACAGTTATTTATTCGATAATTTTTTCTTCTTTTAAAAGAGTAAAAATTCCATATGCTAATGCAGGCCAAGCCAACAGTTTGACAATCGGTGCAGCTACTAGCACTAACACTGATATACCAATAATCATAGCACCGTCCCATGAGGTACGTTCTGCTATTCTTGATTTAACCCAAGACATTACAAAATCTAATTTTGCTTGAAACATAGTTTCTCCTATTTTTTGGATTCTAGTTTTTCGATTCTTTCCATTAATTTCTCATATCCTTCAAAACATTCTAAAGGACATGGCGGGTGAGAATCTTTCTCTAAAACCTCTATTCTTTTTTTGAGTAAAGGATATTTTTCAAACCACCTTTTCTCTTGTTTTATGATGTCCAATCCAATTTTATCTTCACACCATTTATCTATTTTCAATAGTGTGGGCATCATAAAATTAAATGCTCCAGTTGTCGCCAACTTTAACACAATATTTTTTAATATAGTTAATAAAAAACCAACCATGTAATAGTATCCTCGTAGGACTATTTATCTAGTTGTCGGTCTTGTTATTACCAATATTATATTTAGGTGTGAGAATCCACTCCTTTTTTTCTTTAAAAGGAATGATTTTGATTTGAGATAGGGGTGCTGTGGGTTGTTTGATTGTATCGGGATTAAGCACCTTTAGTAAGTTCCATTGTTGCAATAGATTGATAATAGTGTTTCTTCTACCTATATCATTCTCGTCTAGATTGCTAGGCTTACCGTCTAATATGAATAGTTCTTTGAAATGGGTAATGTAATACTTACCTCTTTTGTGGAGAATATGGCAGGACTGATAAAGTTCTTGTTCCTTTCTTGAGGCGACACCAATCCTCGTGAGTGTTTCACGTATCTTTAAGAAATCGTCTTTTTCGGGGAATGTAACTTCGACTAAGTCTTTGACTTCGTTTTCATAACTTTCCATTATCCTTGCCACCTTTTTCCATTCTTTTTTTCAACTCACGGACTTGTTTATCAGTAAGAATCTCTAGGTATTCTTTAGCTTGTAAATTGCTTACCTGATAGTAGTCCTTTATTGTCTCTAACTTTTTACTAATATAGGGTTTAGACCAAGTTGAAAATCTTTGTCTTTTCCTTAGTATATTTAGATAAAAAAGGTATTGAAGGCGGTTATCTGCACCATGACGTATGTTCATTTCATTTGCGAAATAAACTGCATCTTGATGATAGGATAATGCTTTATTGGTTAGAAATGGGGTGTATTGCTTTTCTTCTATATCGTCCACCATGATATTTCTTTTGGTGTATGATACAGATTTAACAAAATCAAATGGATTGGTTTTCTTCATGTATTTCTTCTATACGAATCAATTAAGGATTCACCTGTCTTAGGTTTTCCAAAGGTATGTATGACTTTTCCATTTTTATGTCTTACAACAATCCCACTATTATATTGAATATCTGTTACGCTACCGTCATCGGTGTCTTGAGGCCTATCATCATACCAACATGATTTCAGTTGGTGGACATGAACGGACTTAATTTGTTTAGCCCATTCTTCAGCCTCAAGTCTCAATCTTTGTTTCTCAACTATATGGTCAAACTGACTCACGCAACAAAGTCTTCTCCCTCTTGCCATGCACAACCAGTTAGACCACCTGCTTGAAGTGCTTTGAGAGTTCTAACAATCTCGTCTGCATTTCTTCCTGTGTCTAGTGCGTTGCAAGAAACAGATTGAACAATGTTATTCGGGTCAACTATAAAAGTTGCTCTCAAACAAACACCATTTTCAAAGTCAACAACTCCAAGTTCTGTGGATAATGCTAAACCGCAATCAGCAGCTAATGTATGATTGATATTTCTAATCATACCATTTACTTCTTTCCATGCGTGTTTACAAAATTCATTATCACCACTGAATCCTATAACTGTTGCTCCTGCTTCAACCACTTTATCCATTGCAGAAATTTCTGTTGGACAAATGAATGTGAAGTCTTTAGGATAAAAGTAAAACACTCTCCAACCTTCAAGGTCACTAGAATTTACTTCTACCATATCCTGATTTGAATCAACACCATTTAAAATGAATGGTGGGAATTCGTCATTTACACTATGCATTATTTACTCCTAAATTTGCATTCACTCATAATCTCAGTCAAACATGCAACAAGATTAATTTCAGTATCAGCTGCGAATGCAGATTTATACTGATAGTCTGCTATGATTAAAACACATGCAGGTATTGAAGCAGGTTCGAGTTTATCTTCGAGTGCGTTAAATATCTTTCTATACATAACAGAAAGGTCATTGTCGGAATTTTCTCCAACCCATTTACGCATCTCTGTCCACTTCTTATCTTTAAGAGTGTTTATCAAAGGCGTAATTTTCTCTTCTGCTAAAGTAGAAAGTAGCCCAGTATCGATAGTACCACCGATACCATATCTTTGAACCTCATTTAGACAACGTCTAAAGTCGGGAAAGAATTTCATTATAAGTTCAGCAAGAACATCTTGGTTGAACTTGATACCCTCTAATGTACATATCTCCATTAACTTAGCAAGAAATACACTTGCAAGTCTTGGTTTCTCACTAGAAGGAATTTTAAAATCAATCACCGTACACCTTGAGTGTAATGGATTGATAATTCGGTTCTTGAAATTACAGGTCATAATGAATCTGCAATTAGAACTAAACTCTTCAATGAATCCACGCAGAGCAGGTTGTACAGATTCAGCACTAATGTAGTCTGCTTCGTCTAGAATAACTACCTTTGGGCCTCCCTGCAAACTTGTCGTGGACGCAAAGTTTTTAATCTTTGTTCGTAAAGTATCAATCAATCGTCCTTCATCGGAACCATTGATTACTATAAAATCTGCACCAAGTTCGTTACAAAGTGCCTTTGCTACGGTTGTTTTACCGCAACCCGCTGTACCATTTAATAGTAGATTAGGAATCTCACCAGTTTCTACTATGTCTTTAAAGGTATCATATAAGTTTGAAGGAAGTACAATGTCCTCAATTTTTTGAGGGCGATACTTCTCTACAAATAAAAATTCACTATCATTCATAATTTAGTCTCAATTAGATGTAAAATCCCCACCGATTCTACGGCGTGACGCACCCTAGTAGTGTGATGAGAAGGCGTCACTCCCGAAAGTATTACAGAGACTGGCATAACACTAACACAATAATTATATATGCCTTTTAGGCAGAATATTTTGAGTCAGGTTCCAGTGCAATGAAATATTCTAGGTCAATATCTTTATTTTTGAAATTAGATATTCCCTTACTACTTACAGAAACCGTATAGTTCCCTGCAAGAACTTTCAAGTTCTCAATCTTAAAGTTCATGGTGAAAACACCAGCACTTTGTCCTACAATCCTACTGAAAGTATTTGTAGTTGTATTCTTTTTATCCTTAACCGTTAACGATATGTTTGTACCGTCACCCTCAAGAACTAAATCAGATACACCCAAAACACTGGCAGCTTTGTTCAAGTCTGACAATAGAGTGCTACTGATATCAAAAGATATCTCCGCATCTGGCATGGTTATCATCTTCTCAGGTGAAGTTACCATACCCTCACTTGCATAGAAATAATTCATTGAGGAATTACTATCTGATATAGTTAAGTTCGCATCATTGAATTGATATTCGGGGTCTTCAAATAAAGAAGTCGCACCCAAAAATTCAGGCAAGTTATATACAGAAAATCCTTGTGGAAACGATTCACTAACCGTTGCAACCGCAAGTATGTTTTTCATATTGGAAATAGTTTCCAATTTGTTTCCAGCATTTACTTTAATGCCAGAATTAATAGTCGAGAAATTTTTTAAGAGTTCTCTAGTCTCATTACTAATCTTCATCACGTTCTAGTCTCCTGTCATGATTATTCAGAGCAAGAAATCCATAGTGGATAACTTTCAAAAGGTCTGCTCTATTATACCCATCTTTTTTTCCATATCGTTGGGCATATTTCATAATATTCCCGATACAGAATCCTTCGCCATGACCACTATCCATAATAAACTCAGTTGCCTGAAATTTGTTATGACTATAATGCTGGTCATAAGTCTTATCTACATAAAGAGAGAACTCCTTTAAGAGTTCTCCCTCGTTGTATTTGTAGTCAATTTTAGACATACACCTATTATACTCCTAGAAGTCTTCTTCGTCTATAGGGTTTTCAGAATTTTCTTCAACTCCCTCTTCGACAACTTCTTCCATTGGATTGACTCCAGCGTCAATCTTAGTATAAAGGTCAAGAATAGACGCTCTTGTCTCTTCATCGAACCTTGAAATGCACATCTCAATAGACTTGAGTTTGTCACCAAACATTCTGAAAGCATTCACAATGTGAACCAACCTTCTAGTAGTAACGACATCATCTATCGCACCTTCATAGAAAGTTTTTCTAATCACGTCAGCCCAATCCACAAGTTTCTCACAAAACTCAGTAT